AGATTGATCTATACTATCAACGTAAGTCTAACTGCATTGCTGCTAAGAACATGCTAAAGGCTGCTTTGATTGAACGATTCCCTTACCCTGAGATCGAAGTTTACTTTGATCCAACATGTAAATTATATCGAGCAGATATGAAATTTGTAACTTTAATATAGAAAGAGAGGTAGGAATATGGCTACAGTAGCAAAAGAGTATAGAATTAATGTCAAAAATCTTGTATATGCCATGTTAACAGACGATACGAAATCTGCTGTTACATACGGTACAGTCAAGCCGTTTTCAAGTGCAAGGCAAGTACAGCTATCACCGACTCTGGCAGCAGGAGAGATATTTGGTGATGGGGTTAAGGAAAAGTCGATGAGTAAGATTACAGGATATGATCTTACCTTAGACGTAAATAAGATTCAAGTTGATGTTAGGGCGGAGATTCTAGGACATACAATCAATAGTGAAGGCAAACTTATTATAGGTGGTGATGATCAGCCAGAGTATTTCGCAATCGGTTATGAGATTGAGCAGACAGGTAATAAGAGGGAGCTGGTATGGCTTCTTAAGTGTATCGCGCAGCCATTTGCAAATCAGGTTAGCCAGAGTGAAAAGGATATTAAGTTCTCAACGGATTCGATCAAAATTAGTTGTGTAGCGAGGGAATTTGATCGTATCTTCCAGGTTATAGGTGATACGAACTACTCAACATTTACTGATGATATGGCAGATGCCTTCCTAAAGGCTGTACCAATTTCCGTAGTTGCAGCTTAATAGGAGGATTTAAAATGAAGAAAACATTTAATGTAAAACCTCCTACCGAGATCGAACTAGTATTTGAAAGTGGAGAGAGCCTAAACATTGTATTCAATGCGAAGGCTCTTTTCCATCTATCGAACGATTTCGAGAACGGCATAAAGGCTCTTACCGATGATACTAGTCATCCTGAGATATGCGCCAAACTTATCTATGCTGGTTCGGTGGAACAGCATAAGGGTATGACACTTGAAAAAGCGAGGGAAATCACTTGCCAGTTAGATCTAGAGACTATCAACGGAATAATTCTAGAGTTTCAAGATAGCATGGGTGTTATGAAGAACGAAAAGTTACTAGAGTTTCAAAAAAAAGCGATGGCGGAGTTTCTTATGAATCTGTCGAAAAGGTAGAGGAAATCGATTGGGATATGATTTTTTACATGTATTGTATCAAACTCCGCCGATCCCAAGAGGAATTCTGGAATAGTAGTATCGGGCAGATAACTACTATGATAGATATTTATGCTGATGAGAAGCATATTCAGGCAGCAGCTTATAGTAACGAGTATTATGAACCAAAATACTTCAAGAATAGGCAAATGGAACAGGTAGAAACCATAACTAGTATGAGTCAGATAAGGGGGTAATCTAATGGGAATATTTAAGAGAACAATAACTCTGGGGTTAGATTACTCCGAGTTTAGCGGTGGAATATCGGATGTCAATTCGAAAATGAAACTCCTAGAAAGCGAATTCCAACTAGCGAAGGAGCAAGCTAAGGCATACGGTGATGAGTCGGATATCACGAGGCTAACGCAAGAGAAGTTATCGGAAAAGATCGCGCTACAGACTCAGAAGGTTAAGCTATCGAAGGAAGCATATGACAATGCGATTGAAAGCGGTAAGGCAAGTGATAAGCAGCTTGACAAGTTACATATGGCTTATAATAAGAATCAGACTGAGTTACAACGACTTAATAATGAGCTAAGTTCTTATAAAACTGAAGCAGAGGAAGCGAATACAAAGGCTGCTTCTTTTGGTGATACGATTCGAGGAATGGCAGGAAGTCTTGGTTTAGAGGTAAGTCCTGCACTTGAAGCATTGGCATCTAAATTCGATGGGCTAAGTGCTGAAATGGGTACCGCGGTATTAGGTATTGGAGCATTGATCGGAACGTTTGCAAGCTTCTCCATCGAAGGCGCTAAAATGGCTGATGATCTACTAACTTTATCAAGTACGACAGGTATTGCTACTGATGAACTACAGAAATTACAGTATGCCAGCGATTTTGTAGATGTTTCTGTTGATGCAATGAGTGGAGCTATTGCCAAGATGACGAATAACATGGATAGCGCACGTGATGGTAATGCAAACTTAAGAAAATCATTTGAAGATCTACATGTTAAGATTACCGATGGTAATGGTGCCCTAAGAAGTAGTCAGGATGTATTCTATGATACCATTGATGCCCTAGGCAGGGTTAAGAATGAAACGGAAAGGGATGCGCTAGCTATGGATATCTTCGGCAAGTCCGCAAAGGAACTGAATCCACTAATCGAAGCTGGTTCGGACCGTCTTAAGGAGTTAGGAATCGAAGCTGAGGACTTAGGTATGGTTATGTCGGATGAGAATCTTAATAAATACGGTCAAATGAGCGATGCGATGGACCGTATGGGAAAGACTACCGATGCACTAAAGAATAGCTTAGGACTAGCTTTACTTCCTATTCTAACAGCCTTGTTTGATTCTATAAGTAGGATACCTACTCCAGTATTGACAATGATAATCACGTTAGCAACCATCATAGCTAGTATTGTGATGCTTGTAAAGGCGATTAAGTCGATAACGGATACTGGTAGTAATGTTACAAAGTTCTTTGAGTATTTTCAAGGTGGAGCACATAAGACAACACTTGTTGTGATGGGAATTGTAGCTGCATTGATTGCCCTTGCTGTAATAATCGCTGTAATCATTGGTAGGGGTGATGAACTTAATAAGGCTATGACAAACGTAAGTTCAAGTGTGGGGCAAGTGGCTGGCAACGTAAACAGTGCGCAAAGCCGTGTTAATACACCAACCGGATACCATGCATTTGGTACCGATGATTACCTTGGCGGTGATACGTGGGTAGGAGAGAATGGGCCTGAGATTGTAAGACCTCCTAAAGGCAGTAGCATTATACCAAATAGTAAGGCGAGTTCAAATGAGGTTAATAACTGGTATGTAACGATAGATGCTCAAAATATTGATGACTTTAACAAGGTTGTTGATCTTGCGAAGCAGAAGAAATCTGGTGTAAGAAGAGGGGTGAGAAAGTAATGGCAGCAGCAACGAAAACAATACAATGTACAGCAGACACCTATTGTGATTATCTTTATCCTGGTACAAATTTTAGTAGTGCTTCAGGCTTAAAGGCATATGGTAATAGACTTACATACAACAAGTATGCGATACTCCAGTTTGCAATACCGGATATCATAAAGTATGCGAAGATTAGTAGTGCATCTCTTAGTTACTTCCTGAAAGAATCATCTAATGTTTCATACACAGGGGTAGCGATTAAAGGGGTATATAAGCCAATCCTAGCTAATGGGATTATATGTGATACTGTCACTTATAATAACCTTACAAATTTAGCGCCGGTAGGTGAATTTTACTACCCGAATACTTCGATGTATCCTTCAGGAAGCTGGGGGATATACACTGATGATATATCGAGTATCTTTGCAAACAACATGAAGAATGGTTACTTCTCGCTTCTGCTTGAGATTGAATGTCCAGTAGGAATGCAGGAATACGATATAGGTTCGTTCGAGAGTGGTAATAGTGCATCAATTACAGTTACTTACGAAGAAACAGAACCAGTGATACCAACAATCATATCACCTAATGGAACCTATAATAACCTCAATCAAGAGACAAAATTCTCATGGCGATATAATAGCGCGACAGGAGCGCAGCAGGCGAGCGCTACGATTGAATGGAAAACGAAAGCAGCTAGTTCTTATAGCACCGTTGTAGTGAGTGGAACGGATACGAGTTATACATTCCCATCGAATACGTTTCTCCAAGGAATTGTAGAATGGAGAGTTAAGACAACGGATACGGCTGGATTAACAAGCCCATATGCGAACGCGACATTTACAGCGATAGGTCAGCCAGCTATACCAGTCATTACTAATATTGAGAATAAGGCTATTACTACAATTACATGGAACGCAAGTGGGCAGGCTGCATATAGGGTTAAGATTATGAAGGACGGTAAAGAGATTATCTCTGATGAAGTTTCTTCTCCTAACACGTATTACAAGCCTAATGCGTTCCTTGAAAATGGTACCTACAGTGTAGAATTATCCATCATGAACGCATACAATTTGTGGAGTAATACGACTAGTAAATCATTCGTTATCAACGTAGCAGCGCCTTCAAAACCTAGTATCACTGCTTATCCAATGAACTCTGAGGTTGAGATAATCGCAACTTATACAGGGAAAGCAATACTGTATAGGGCGGAGGCAGAGGAAGCATTTATCCCTATCGCTAAACTTAGCGATACTAGATACACGGATAGAAATGTAGTGTCAGGAGTTCAGTATAGATATTATATACGCTGCTACGATCTTGGATTCGCTGATAGTAAGACTGAGGATATTAAGATTAGTTATAAAGGCTTTTACCTTCAGAACTCATTAGGAATGGTTCATATCACTCAATCAGAAGATAAGTTTTTGCCTTTTTCGGAGGAGCTTGGTAAGGAAAAAACATTAGTTAACTATGTAGGTCGAGAATATCCGGTGATGGAAATAGGTGAACATAAGAATCTAAGTATATCCAGGAAGTGCTTACTGACGATTAAAGCGTATGATATGTTGAAGAAAATCTTTTATAGTAACCTTCCAGTACTCTATCGAGATACATTTGGTAATAAAATGTTTTGCGACATCTCATTAGGAAAAAGTACAAGAACCATGCTTGATACCTATTACTCAGTAGATCTAACGATAACTAAAATTGATGAAAGTGAGGAGATTAACATATATGATTAGCTTAGCGAAAGGATCCTACACTCATGATGAAGTTAATAGTATGTTGACTTCTAGCCGCCAAATTCAGTTTGAATATGAGCTACTTGATAAGAATGAGATTCCGCTTGGTCTGATATCTGCATCCGGTTCGATCAATTTCAATGCAGAGACCGAGATTATGAGAGTCGGAACCTTCAATGTTAAGGAGATGAATGATATTGACTATATCAATGATCGAATTAAGCCTTACTTTTGCTTATATACACCAACAGGGTGGCTTAAGTACCCTCTTGGTGTATTTTTAATTAGTAGTCCTACAAGGCAAAGTGACGGCATGGTTATTACAAGGGATATCGAAAGTTATGATAAGGCTATCATTCTTAAGGAAGATAAGTTTACTAAGCGTTACCTAGTACCAAAAGGCGCGCTATATACGGACAAGATCAACGATATCTTGAATAGTGCAGGTATCTTCCAGTCGGACATTACAAAAAGTTCTCTACAGGTAGCAACAGATATCGAGTTTGAGATAGGAACATCAAAGCTGGAAGCGGTAAATAAACTTCTTTCATCAATTAATTATGAGTACATTCATTTTGATGAGATGGGAGTGGCAAAGGCTTCTGATTATATATCGCCAGGATACCGAACAACAGAATATGAATACAAGACGGATAAACGAAGCGTTATAAAGGTAGGAAGTAAGGAATCACTTGATGTATTCGAGTGCCCTAATATATTCGTGCGCTATCTATCCAATCCAGAGACTGGCGAGTTGAGAAGTGAATACATCAACAACAACCCTTCAAGTAAACTATCTACTGTTAGCAGAGGTCGAAATATCGTTGATGTGGAGAGTGTAAGCGATATCGCCGATCAGACAACGCTTGATGCTTATGTAAAGCGTATAGCAGATGAAAGGCAGATATATGAGACGATTGAGTTTCGAACGGCTCTAATGCCACATCATGGATATATGGATTGCTTGTATGTGCGCAACAAAGAATTGGGGATTGATAGTAAGTATATAGAGACTGAGTGGACCATGAATCTAAGCGTTGGTGGTGATATGACGCAT